GTCTTCTCCAGCTTCTTGCCAAAATCAGTATGGTCAAAATCGACGTTCGAGAGCTGCTTCTCTATGCTGGACGAAAACTTGGTTGTTTGATTGTAGGCAGCATCAAAATCCTTGGCATACTTGACCGCGGTATCGCCGGGCTTGCCGCCGATCATCTTGCCGAGGTCGATCTGCGGCTTGAAGCCGGTCTCGAATGCCTTGCCGGCCTGCTGACCAGCAGCCGCGGCCTCGCTCTCGACATTGCCGGGATCGAGTTCGTAGGTGATGGTGATCTTGTAGTCGTCAGCCATTGCCGCTTCTCATCTCGGAGAGGATGCGCCGAAACGCGACCCGCGCCTTCTGCGCTTCCTCGCGCACGATCTGCGCGATGTGAAATTTTTTCGGGATGGTGACCTCGGCCAGACCAAAGTATTTCCACTCCTTGGTCTCCACATCGCCCAAGAGCGGTGTCCCTTTCTTGCTGGTGGTGCGGAACAGATCACCCTCGTAGGCGCGCGGCCATACGTCGGTGCCCGCAGCACCGGCGAATGGCAGCCACAGATAGCCGCTGGCGTTCTTCGGCTTGATGGTGGCGCCGTACTCGAACACGGGCCAGTAGACCATCGGCGGCCCCTCTGGCCGCATCTCCGTCTCGACGCGGAAGGTGCGCTGCGTCTCGCTGACGTCGGCATGGAACATCTCCTGCCAGCGATCGCCGAAATTGCCGGCGGCCTCGATATCATCGGCGACCGCGGCTTCCATGAAGGCGGCCGTCTCCTCCGCCGCCTCGCGCATGGCATCACGCACCACCCCGCCCAGCTTATCCATGTTCTTCTTGACCGTCGGGCCGATGTTGTCTTTTTCCCACGTCGCCTTCAGTTCCATGTTCAATCCTCGATCGTCAGATTGATCTCGGCCTCCCTGGCCCACTGGTACATGACCTTCTCGACGCCGTGCTTGTCACCACGGACCGCCAGGCGGACCATGTTGACGAACTCGATCTGCTCCATCCGCTTGCGCATTTTGTTGATCCACAGATACGCCGACATCTGCCGCGGCGTCAGCTTCCAGATGCTGGGGCTGGTTGCGGCTCCGAGCGCCTCGGCGTCGGCGGCGATGCCGTAACCGGCACCCTTGAAGCGACTTGCACGACCTGCTCCATAACCCGGAGCGTCGCTTCTGATAGTGACACGAGGCCTTCGAGAAAAGGGCCGATGCCGTCTGGAAACGTGCACCGGCCCACGATATCAAGCGCTCTCATCTGTGTTGCCGCATCGAGCGTGCGGCAACGTCCTTCCATCAGCTCGTCGCCGAGGAAAGATTTGGTGTTGTCGGCATTGCGTTGCCCTCCGGCCAGCAGCGCGCCGAGCAGGCCGGGATGCATCTTGATCGGCTGGCCACCCGAATCTGCGATCTGCTGGAAGGCGTCGGGATAGCGCCGCAGGATCTCGCCGATATCCTCGCCGCTGATCCCGAACAGCTTGGTCGCCTTCGGCTGGTTGGTCTCCGGGTCTACTCCCATCACCAGCTGCTCGTGACGCGGTAATACATCGAGCAGCGAAAGCATGCTCGCCATAGATTTTCCTCCCTGAGCAGACGCCGCCGGTTTACGGCGACAGGATATCCGTGGCCGTCCCAGTGCCGAACAGGCCTGTGGTCTGGTCGTAGAGCACATCGCACTCGAAGTCGAGCGAGCCCCAGGAGCCGCTTCCCGTCGGCAGCAGGCTGATTGCTTTCGACGGTGTGAACAGGCAGAGCGGAAACTCGTAGGTCCATTGCGGGCCGACAATGTTGGTCGATACGAACTTGAACGACGCATAGACCAGCGGCTGGCTCAAGATGCTCACCACATAGGTGCCAGACGGCGACTCCGTCGGTTGACCCAGCACCGCGAACGCCAGGTTACGGGCCGTGAACTCCTCCATGACCACGGTCAGCGTCGCTGCGACCTCGGTCACCACCACCAGGTCCTTCTTGCGTACACCGATGCGCGTCGAGAAGTGATCGAGGCGTGTCGGCTTGACCTGAAAGGTGAACTCGGTGATGTTGCCGCAATCAGTGAAATTTGCATCGCTTGTGTAGCTCGGCGGCACAAGCTTGACGTAGCCGATCCCTCTACCGACGACGTAGTTGCCGATATTAGGGCTGGTTTCGTGCGGGGCGACCATCGTCGGTCTCCTTTTTTAGGGGCGCGGTGGGAACAGTGGGTAGTGGAACTCGTAGTTCAGAACGAGCCATGCGCCATAGGCTCCTACGGCCCTACCAATCTGCAAATCGGTCTTCATCGATCGCAGCGTGAGCTGACCGTTCGGGGTCAGCAGATCGATCAGCACGCTGTCGTTGGTCACTGCGCCGTGGACAATGTTGAACCAGCTCGACACCTCGGGCCCTACCGGGCTTGGCACCATGTCGACGGTGAGATTGTCGACGGCGTCGCGGCTCACCAGCAGCACGGCGAGCTGCGGGCTCATCTTCCAGATCGTCGGCGGCATCAGCACCGACTTGTGGTGCAGCAGGTCCTGCGTCAGCTCAGTGTCGCCGTCGTAGAGAAAGAACGCCGGCCGCGGCACTCCGAGCAGGCCGGTCATGGCCGGCCCGTGGTTACGCCAGGACGACAGCATGCCACTGAGGCCGCTGCCGATCGCCAGCAGCCGCTGCAGGATCGCCTCGCGACGGTCGAGCGTGGTGTCGAAGCTCATCTCATCTCATGCTCGCACGATGAGTACCCAGTACAGCGGCGTGGCGCGGTTCGGCCCCACAGGGGTAGGGGGGGCGACCAGCTTGAGCACCTCGTCCTCGATCGGCGCATTGTTGGCGTCGAGCTGCGGCACGCCCTTCTGGTCGAGCTTGAGCGAGATCAGGGTCTCCTTCTCGCTCGGGTCCGGGTCGATCTGCGCCCCGGTGCTTGGATCGAGCGCCGAGATCACCGCCTTGCGGTCGGCCGGGTTCTGCAGGCCGCCCAGCCGCTCCAGCGCGGTGAACTTGGCCGGCATGTACGTCACCCAGCGATCGGGCGCACCCGGCCGGCGCAGATAGGCCGGGCCGCCGAAGCGCTTGATCTGCGCATCCCAGCGCTGCTGCGACTGCACGAGATTGTAATGCGCGAACGCGACCATCGATCACTCACATCGCCACGGCGCTGCCGATGGTGAGCACGGCCGGAAAGTTGGAGCGCACCAGACCGATGTAGCGCACGCCGTACTGCGTCATGGTCATGTCGATCGCCTCGGTGACCTTCGGCATGTCCGGCACCTTGTAGGTCACCTTCAGCTCCGGTGTGCTCTCGCTCTCGATCACCTGCCCCGCCCCCGACTGCGCCCGCATGATCGAGACCATCAGCAGGTGGGCGGCGTAGTAGTAGAGCGCCAATGTCTGGTTGGCATCGTCGATCCAGTCGCCGTTGCCGCAGGCGACGACGGCTTCCTCCAAAGCAAACTCGATCGAGGCATCATCGACCTGCACGAACTCGGGGAACTTGAACTTGAAGTTGGTCGCGCTGGGCACGATCATGAGCACTCCTCCTACGGTGACGCTGGCAGGAAATTGATGGCTTCGACCACGGTCATGATCCCCCACGAGCCGCCGAGGTTCTCGCCGTCGGCGGCGACGATGGTGGCTTCGTGGTAGTAGTTGCGCAGCAGCATGAGCGTATCGGCGGTGTACATCTGCACGGTGAACGACAGCGGCGAATCGATGCCGACGATGTCGATGCCACCGATTGAATCCTTGGCGATGAGCGGCGGCGTGCCCGGCGGCGCGCCGAAGTTGGGGATGCCGAACGCCGTCGCATAGACCCGCCAGTAGATCGTGGTGCCCGCGAGCGTATCGGTCACCGCCGGGTTGACGTCGAAGGTGATGACCTCGTTGTAGCCCGCCGGGATGGAGAAATTCTGTGGCACGAGCGCCGCGATGCTGGGCAACATTTCAGGCCGCCTTCAGGTTTGTGGTGGCGCCGGAAGCCGTCAGCCGCTGCTGCAGCTCCCAGGCCCGCAGATGCTTGCTGTGGGGGCGTGGCAGCAGGGAGCCGCCGTAGGCCGCGGCGGCGCCGATGCCGTCGGCGGAGCCCACCGTCATGAGCGTCTGCGGCACCCAGGCGGTGCCGACGCCATAGCCCTGCGCATCGCCATAGATTTCATAGAACGAGAAGGCCGGCGCATCGGCTCCGCCGTAGGCGTCGGCCGCGCCGACAACTCCCAGGGCAAAGCCGCTCGCTGCATCGGCAGCGCCAGCTCCGGCGGCCGCTCCGACGATCAGCGCGGCGCCACTGACGATGCCGTTGGCCACGCCCTGGCCCGTGGCGTCGCCGGCCGCGGCCTGCTGCGAGGTGGTGAGCGCAGTGGCGGCGCCGACGCCGGCCGCCGCACCCGCAGCGGCCGTGGGCCAGTCGCCGACGGCATCGCCAGATCCGGTGGCGCGCCCCACCATCTCGAAGCCGAGGCTGCCGGCGGCATCGCCGAAGCCGTCGGCAAAGCCAGCGGCGCCGACCGCCGTGATGGCGATGGCAGCGCCGTTGCCGGCGGCAAAGCCGGCGGCGCCGATCGCCGGCACCCCGAGCGCGTCGCTGCTGCCGATCGCAAAGCCGGCGGCGCCCACCGCCGCTGTGGCGAGCGCCGCGCCGACACCGGATGCGAGACCAGCGCCGGCCGTCTGCGCGACCGCCAGCGCGTCACCGGCCGCGAAGGCGAGCCCGGTCGCGGCCGCGGCGCTGCTCGCGGTGGCAGTCGAGATCCCGTGCGCCGCACCGGCGGCGAGAATCTGCACGAAGGCGAGCAGGGCCCCTTCCGCCGAGCTGGCGCCGGAGGCACCGCCGAAGCCGGCCGATCCGCGCACCTCGGTGGCGCGGGCCATGGCCGTCCCGGCCGCCGCGCCCTTGGATTTTTTCGGCTTTCCTGCGGGTGATACCGCGCCCGCCGAGCCGGCGCCGCGCGCAACCCCAGTGGCCAGGACGGCCAATGTGACGAAGGCAGCTGCCGCTCCGACCCCGGCCGCCTGTCCGGCTCCGGTCCTCGCCGTCTGGCCGAAGGCCGCGCCAACGCCGACGCCGGCCGCCTGCCCGACCGCAATCAGGGCCGCCTGGCTGGCGGCCGCGGCCGCACCCACACCGGCTGCAAGGCCGGTGATGACGCCAAGGCCGACCGCCTGCGCCGTCGCGGTGCCGGCGCCGCTGGCCGCACCAGCTGCCATGATTATTGCAGCTACAACACCGCTGGCCGCGCCGACGCCGCTGGCCTGGCCAATCAATCCGGCCTGCGCATTGCCGCCGCCGACACCGGCGGCAGCGCCGATCAGTCCAGACTGGACATAAGCCGCGCCGGCACCAACACCGGCGGCGGCACCGGCGGCGGCACATGACGCCGCACCGGCCGCGCTGCCGACGCCGACACCGGCGGCAGCACCGATGCAACCCGCCGACGCCGCACCAGCACCGACGCCGGCCGCCAGGCCGGTCGCCATCGTCGTCGCACCGCCGATCGCAGCTGCGGCGCCGACGCCTGCCGCCAGGCCGATCGCGCCGGCTTGTGCGGTGGCAGCGCCGACGCCAGCGGCTAAGCCGACCGATCCGACAGGCCCCAGTGGAGCTGTCAGTATCGTTACGCCGCCCCTGGGCGGGAATGCGCGTCCGAAGATCGCCACTAGAACTGCACGATCATGTAGCAGTAGCAGTTGACCGCCGCAGCGAAGGTGACGCGGATGCGAGCAAACTTGGATAGTTGAATGATGGGCTCACGCCCGAGCGGAAACTGTTTCTGGAACTGGGTCGTCGGCGCGATGAACTGCGGCGCGTCAAGATTACGCACCGCCGCGATCGTGCCTTCGACCGTCGCCGTGTAGCCGCTCGCCGCCGCGCCGACCTGAATGAGATTGGTCGTCGGATCGCCGCCGGCCAGAGCTTCGGCGTCGTACTTGGTGATGTCGGCAGCGGCAAAAGCCGTGACAGTCGCAGCCACGTCGGTCTCGATCAGCTCGACCTTGCCCGGGGTGGCAGCGGCGCTGCCATCGAACGACGCACCCCATTCGATGATGCGAGCGGCAATCGTCGCCGACGGCTGCAGCTGCAGCATCGTCTTGATGGCGGTGCCGGTCGTGACCGCCAAGGCTGCGGCCGTCGTTTGCATCGGGCCATTGTGCAGAAGATAAAGAGCCATGGCGTTTGCCTTTTTAGTATGGCGTGCCGCGTTGCGAGGAGATGTATTGACCCACTGGATTCGTGCTGACCGCTGGCGCGCTGGTCTCGGTCAGCATGGTTCCATCTATCATCTCGGTACGCACTGCATTGACCGCTGGATTCAAAACAGGCTTCGGATCGATATAGAATGTCGATGCTGCCGCTGCCGCACGGATGAATGCCTTGATCGGGCCAATTTGTTGCGGCGTTACCGTTTGCGACATGCTGAAGCGCATCATCGCCTGCCAGACGATTTGATTGGCCCCGGCGTTGTCGGTGACCTGGGCGCCGTCCGCTTGGCGATTGAATATTGTCGTACTGCTTCCAGATGTCCCCGTCCCCAGATGTGAAACCATGAACCAGAGCTGCTGCGGCGAGGCGTTGCCGGCCTTGATGACGCCGGTGAAGGCGCCATAGGCGTGCGCGGTCTGATAGGCAGCGGCCTGGCTCGTCCAATCAGAAGTATCGCTCGCCTGCGCTGTACCAGCCGCCAGCACGCTGTTCTTGGCGCCAGAGGAATAGGAACCGAGCGGGCTGCCTGGATCTTGCTGATAATCGATGTCGAGCCAAATCTGCCCATTGTTCGGCAATGACACGAGCTGACAGGCGCCATAAACCGTTATCGTGACAGCGGAGTTGGTCACGGGGTTGCGGATGTCTAGGGAGAAGTCCTCGAACGGGTCCCAGAATTGTGGATTGGCACTCGTGGCGATCTTGCGCGATTGCAAGGTCACGCCGTCGCTGGCTCCGCCGCTCCTGACGACCGTCGTTTCCGTGTTGCTTTTGCCCTCATACCTGTAACGAAGATTGTTGTAGGTGGTGTTGGCGCTGTCGCAATTGATGAAGTCAACCCACCAACCAGGGGCACCGCCGGGGCCGCCCGGGCCAGACACCGCAAAGCTTGCCGGCAGCTTGCAGTTCTTGAAGGTGAACTGGCCGAATGTTGCCCGCAATGACCCATCCGTTGCGACAAAGTCGGTGCCGGCCAATCCACTCATGTCAACGCCTTCAAACAAAAGATTGTTGACCGTGCCGTTGCCGACCTGTTGAGATATAAATACCGCTGGAACCGCTGACCCACCTACAAGCAGGGGATGACTGGAATCGTTTTTCCATACCAATGACTGGCCTTGCCAAAACGCAATGTACGCTCCGGTTCCAAGATAATTAAGCTGACAATTTCGCATCTCGTTGTAGCATTGAGCATTGTTGCTTGATCCAAAACTGAGGTTAACGGCGTTCGCTATGAGCTTGAAGATGCACAGTTCAAAAATTGACAAGAACACATTGCCAGCTAACAGACTGGAAATCTGTATGTTTGAACTAGCTGTGTTCTGAAAGAATTGGATACCGCGATAGTACGCCGTACCATTTGTTGTACTTGACGATAACCCAAGCGCCCCGCCAGTGGCGGTTACGATTGCCCCTGTGGTCAAGTCCGCGTCTTGCGGCGGGTAGTTCCCGTTGTGAAGATTGCAGAGGATTCTGCATGGCTTGGTGAGACTGCCGTAGGGAGCAATCGTTATCGCCGCCGCCGCCGTCTCGGCGTTGTTGTCGGCAACGAAGATCGTAGGACCCACGCCCGCTGGCGCTCCGGTGTAGGCAGGGATGATCGCCCAATTCGTCGCTGCGGCATTGCTGATGCGCGCGTGCGGGCACTGACCACCGGAATAGGTGGCCGGCGGCCCCAGCGTGACCCAGGTCACGCTGCTGTCCACCGTCGTCGCGCCGGCAGTCGTGTAGGCCGCCCATGCCGGCTCGGCGCCGTTGCCGGCCGTGCCTGATACGTTACACAACAGTAAAAGCGTGCCGGCGACGTTCTGAATGACCTGCCCAAGCGACACGACCTGATTCTTGACCGTGTTCCAGTTTGGGGTGTTGGTCAGATCGCCACACAAGGCGGCGATGCCGGTGACCTCCTGCCACTTCACCGAGAGGTCGGTCGTGGTCAGGCCGCCGCGCGTCAGCGTGAATGTCGGCGGCACCGGGGACGATGTGCCGGCCGAGTAGCAGACGAATATCCGCTCGCTGCCGACCGCAGGCGTCACGTTCTGGCGAATGACATTGCCGCAGACGTAGGTGGTGCTCGCCGCCCACGGCGCTACGGCATAGTATCCGGTGCTCGATCCGTTGCCGAAATTGACGTACCAAGTGGTGTCAAAATAGGCCATCAGCGGTCAATTTTTCTGCGCGCCTCGGCCATGCGCGCCTTGATCGCGTCCGTATCGGTGACGCCATCCGCGTAGCATTCCAGCACCGCATCGGACATCGCCTTCTCGATCGCCTTGGCGCGCGGTCTGCCTTCCTCGCGCAGCGCCAGCACGGCAACACCGACCGCCTCGACCTTGCGCGGGCGCTCCGCCTTTGGCTGCATGTGGGCCGGCAGCATCGACGGGTAGCCGTGATCGAGCAGCCAGTGGTGCGAGTAGACGCGCTTGTGGCTCGGCACCGCCTCGGTCTGCGTCCGCGCCAGATGCAGCGTCACCAACGTCTCGGCGTCGCTCTTCGGCTGTGGCATCTGCGGCGCAATATCCGCCCAGCATCGACGCGCCGTCTCCACGTCGAGGTCGAGCATGCACTGACGGAAGACGTCTCCCGCGCGCATCAGCTCAAGGTCAGCGTTGTCGCGGTCGTCAGCACCGGGGTGATCCCCGAGCCGGTCGCGATGTTGGGCGTGACCGTGCCGCTCCACAGGATGGGCTGGGCGCCGGTCGGGGGCGCGGCATTCGACTTGCCGGTCGAAAAATTGGTGACCGTGCCGGAGCCGGCGCTGCCGACCGGGAACGAGATGTTGGAGACCGGCGAGCAGCTCGCCGGCCCGGTGCCCGACACCGTCCAGCCACCGGTCGAGCGTGGCACGTTGACGCGCGTGTAGCCGGTGTAAGTCACCTCGCTGGTGCCCTGCGAGCCGGCGGTGCCGGGATCGGCGGTGTGCAGCGCCACTCCAATGTTGGTCTGCGGCGACCCCGCCGCATTGTCGGCATAGTTGGCCCACGCCGTCGCATTGTAGATCAGCTGCAGGATTGCAGTTTCAGTCGTTCCACCGATTGCCATCGCAATCTCCTTCCTTTGCGGGATTCAATATCAATGCGCCGTCAGCTCAAGATCGCTCTTCGGCCCACGCAGCTGCTGCGCCATGCCGGGATGCAGCAGGACGCCTTGCTTGGTCTCGCCCGACGGGATCGACACCGCGATGCCGGAGAAATCATGCACCACGCGCGTTGCCCGCGCGTTCTTGTTGGTGATGTCGTAGCGCACGGGCTTGATGCCGACGTTGGCCTTCGCCAGCTCCGCCAGCTCGACCTCGCGCGGCGTCGGCGTGCGCATCTCCTGATCAATCTCCTGTGGCACCGACATGAGACTGGGTGGCGGCGGACGGTTCGCTTCATTGCTCCAGTTCGGCACCGCTGGCGCCGCCGCCAGCGGTGGGTTCTTTTTCGACACAGTGCGTGCGCTGGGCGCCCTCTTCGGGTGCTTCGCCATGATATCCTCCTTTGCTGAAAACGCGCGTTGGTCAGCCGCGCCCCTGACCGCTCACTTAGGGAGAGCCGACGCCCGAGATGCCGTCGACATAGCGCATGGCGCCAGGACGACGCACCTCGACCGATCCAACCCGGAAGATTCCCGGAATATCGAACTGGATCGCCGAGCGCTGGAACACCGGCAGGAAGCGATGTGGCATTGGTACGTGCAGCTTGAGCACGCGCGGATCGCGGCGATAGACGATCATGCGACCGCCACCATCACCACCCGCGCTGTCGAGACCGAGCAAACTACGAATCATCAGTGGTGCCCCGGTCGTGTATGTGTAGAGATTAAATTTGGAGAGGTAGTCGAGAGCATTCCCGTACGTGTTGGGCACGCGAATGTTAGCAAGTCGTTGCATCTCGCCGATCGGCAGCAGCACGGTATCCGCCATCTCGACGGTCAACGAACCCTCGTAGACGCCGGTCAGTGCGTTCTGCACGTCGGTGATGATCTCGTCGGCGGTCTTCACCGACCAGTGCGACGAGCCGGCAGCACCCGCCGCCGCCGTGACGATGGCGACGTTCGGATTGTTGAACAGCCCGGTGATGCCCTTCACGGCCGATCCACGATAGGCATGCGCGTCCATGAACATCTCATAGGCAAAGCGGGCGCTTTCGGCCCGTTCCGCCGTGAGATTGAGCCCCGGGATCATCATCGACTGGCCCAGCTCCTCCAAAGTATAGTTGTAGCCGATGCCCGCCATCTCGATGCCTTGCTCGTACTTCTGCCGATTGATGTCGGCGTACGGCATGTCGGTGGCCATGTTGGAGAGCCAGGTGGCTTGACCTACTTTGTCGAGCGAAAAGTAGGTGACGCTCTTCGCCCATTCACCAGCAGACGAATCGATGGGGATCAGCTGCTGATAAATGATTTCCGGGTATTGAATGCGATAGACGTCGGCTTCGATGTAAGCAGTCTGGCTCAACAAGAAGCCGAGCGCTTGTTGTGGGTTGTCATAGATATCTAAGCGCACGTTCGCCTCCTCGTTATTTGCCAGCAATGTTGGAGACCCGCAGCACGGCGAGCGCGGGAGTGCCCGAGCTGCCGACTGCCGTGGTCATCCAACGTGCATTGGTGATGGTGGTGCCGGCCAGACCGAGCTGGCCGGTGGTGGCGCTGAACGTCACCGCCGTCGTCGGGTTGACGCTGGCGTAGCAGTTCACCCAGATGTCGCCTTCCTTGAGAATGCCAGCGTTGTCGTTCTGCGCGTAGGTGTCGATGACGGTGAGACCCGCCGCTTGCGGCAGCGTCGGATCGGCGCGGGTGATGCCGACAAAGTTGGCACCGCCGATGATGCAGCCTTTGTCGTTGACGCCTTGGCTGACTGCGAGGCCAAAGCCGATGCCCGCCGCGGTCTCGACGATGCGGGTGTCCGCCACGAAGTTGACCTCGCTGGCGAGCATCCCGTTCTGGCCGGGAAACATGTAGCGAGTGTAGATAGTTTGAACAGGGGCCGGTTGTAACATAGCCCGCTCCTTTCCGTTTGAGTGCGTTCTGCCTGTTACGTACGCGCGGGAGTGCGCCAGGCGTTGGTGAGGTTCTTGACGTGCTCGTCGTAGGCGGCGTCCTTGATCGCCTTCGGTGATTGCTCACCACCGCCGCCGCCAAATCGCAGCATCGCCAGATTGTCGGCGAGACGATCGACGCCACGCGGCTTGACGGTGGCGACAACAGCCTTGTAGGCGCCGGGGATCTCGTCGTCGCGTAGTCCCTTGGCGAACTCGTCGCCAAAGCTCGCCGCGACCACCAGGCGGCGGACCTCGGCGGCGTTCTTGCCGTCGAAGCTCGTCTTGCCGTCGGTGAGCCCTTTGGCCTCCGCCTTCAGCTTGATCAGCTCGATGTCGCCGAGCTGGGCGTTGGCGGCATCCAGCTGCTTCTTGAGCGCAGCCACCTCGCCGCGCGCCGCGGCGGCATCGGTCTCGGCGCGGGTCTTCTTCTCTTCCTCCTCCTCCTCGTCGGCCTTCGCCTCAGCCGCCTCGCGCTTGGCATCAGCCAGCTCGCTGGTAAGCTTGCTGATGTGCGTTTGCACATGCTTGCCCGCCAGCTCGTCGGCAAACGTGATTGTCTGTCCGTCGATCAACAGCTTCATTGTGTCACCTCCTTCGGTGCCATCGTCCGTGTCCCCGATACACAATTGCGATCCGCCTCTGGCTGCGGGGACGACGGCCAGATGATTGCCGCGGATTGCCGTTTGCTTGGCGTCGTAGGTCTGCCCGTCGGGCGTCTTGCCGCGACCCCATTTCAAGTCGGTCGAATAACCGACCGACAGCTCCTTGACGCCATGCTTCTCGTAGGCCGCGA